TCATTATCAAATACTTCTACATAATATTTTAATGTGCCGTTATCATCACGTTCTACCACTGTATAAATGTCAGTAATGTCAACACCTACATCTAAGAACTTACCGAGTGTTGTAAACTCTGATGGTGCAATAACATCTTGCGCACGCAAGAGAGAGAATGCTGCCATAGTGCCATCATCTTGATTAACAATTAATAGTAAGTCATTCTCATCTGTTGCCACTGCACGTCTGATATCCATGTGCTTTGGGCCTTTCAGTAGATGTCCGGCAAGCAATGATATCTTAGAGGTAACATAAGTTAATTGTGTATCCGAGTATGCAATCTCAGATAACTGTTTACCTTGTCTTTGTATGAATAACACACCAGACTCTAACTGTTGCACACGCACACCTTGTTTAATACCATTACGTGATGTGGTTGATAAGAAGAAGTCTGATGGTGTGATTGGGGTTAATCCTTCTTGCGGTACATAAAATTCACCACCCGTCGTAAACACTTGCAGATCACGACCAGAAATAATGTCAACGATAGCGTTAAAAGTATTAGTATCAAGAGTAGCCTCAACAGCGTCGTCATCAAGTCCCTCCACGGCTTCAAAGTCAAAGTATAGACCTACACGAGATCCCCATATTGTTGATGGTCTTGTTTTAGATCCTCCAAAGAATAACCGACCTTGATGGAAAGTAACAGATCTTGGCCATCCTTTTGTTGCTGACCATACATCTTCATAACCTGTTTCTAGTTCCCAATCACCTGAAGCAATTGCTGTTGTTCCAAAGAATGGAAATTCAACAACTACATTGACTACTGTGCCACTAATATATTCAACTATCTTTGCTCGTCCTTGTGGGCTGGCGTTGATGTACTGTCCGACATGGCTTGCTGTGAAGACTGATGATCCCGCTGTAAGCGTGACCTTGCCAGATACGTCAGACGGTGTAAGCGTCGTCGCTGGATTTGACGTAGAGACTGTGAAAGCATATTGTGGTATTGAATTAAAAGTTACGTTAGAAATAGTCCATGAGGCATCAGTCGCACCACGAACAATCTTGACTGGTTCTGCATCTTCATCAACAATAATTAATGTATCAGCAGATTGTGTCCAGCATAAATGATCTAAATGATCTGAAGTTAAGCCATAGCCTGTTGTGTCTAAATAGTCATTCCCTGAGCCATTAATATCAGTAATAAGTGCTTTATCTTTGTACACATACATGCGATTGTTTGTAAAGCATAACATGTAACTATCATCCACTGAGAATTCAAAATGAACAAGACGTACACCATCAGCTGGAGTACCACCTAGCTCATTGATAAATTTTGTTCCCGGTCTTCTCTTGACTCCACCTTGTGGTTGACAGACTACATTACGAGCAGTTTGTAATGCATTTTGATAGGCCTTTAAATCAACACGTGATCTGAGTAATGGATCTAACTCACCTGTTGTAAAGTTCGTTTGTATATTAACAAAACGAGCCATTAGTACCTCACATTAATTAATGAGAAATCTTGTATTGCGTTTGTAGGATTACCTTGTCCATCAATGTTCATTGCTTGTCTCATGTAACCACCACGACCATTTTCACCTGGAGTACCTTCTGCAATTCCTCTCCAGTATTCTGACTTTTCTGCTTGGTCAGTAATAGGTAAGGCAAGATGCCATGCCATTTCATATTTGAGTAATTGTACAAAGTAGTGTGGTAATGCAAACTCTGGTACATTGTATTGGTAGTCAATATAGACTATTTCATAATCTGTTAATAGTTTACTCCCGATCAGACGAAACTCTCTGCGTGGAGGTGCGCCTACCTTATCTGAATCATATACGGCATTCGGTCTGCCAATAATGTCAGAGGGTAGTTGATATTCATATTTGTATTCATTAGCCGGTGTTGTCACCAATCGAGCTAATTGTGTTTTCTTAAATGAGAATGACCAGTCATACATGGTTAATGTACGAATCTTAATGTCTGGATAAAGTCGATCACAAATGTTAGATTCATCCGTACCTTCAGTAAAAGATGATATAGGATTAGCACCAAGCATTAGTAATGCATCGGAACATATTTTGATATCGGTATCACCTGTAGCCATTTTCTTTTCCTTAAATGTGCAAATAGGTAGGCACCGAAGTACCTACCTGATCTGCTATAAACAACTTAGTCAGCGTCTGCGACTGATAGTGCTGTACCGTCAGATACATCAACTACGCCAGAAGCATTAGAAAGCACAGTAACTAAAGACGATGTAGGAACAGAAGCATCCCATACATGAATTAAGTCACCTACTTTTAATACAGTATGTGCGTCATTGAAGTAGCCTGATGTGTTGATATCAGCAAGTGCATCAGAACCAGGTGCTGTGTAACTCCACATTTGAGGAGCATTACCAGCTTTAGACTGACCACCTATTGGTTGTAGATTGTCTTTATTATAAGCCATGTGTTATTCTCCTTAAGCTGATTCACGACATGTGATTTGAACAATACCTTCAGCATCGATTGCTACGGCACCAGCTGAGAACATTGAATTCACAAGGAATGATGTTTTTTCTGGAACGTAGTTAATCTCTGTCTTAGGACCCATACCTTCAGCATAACCAACTGCATCTTTGTGGAATGCCCAAACAGTTCTGTCTAAAGAACCGTCAACAGCTAAACCACCTTCAGTTCTGTCGCCAAGTACATGGAATGTGAAACCTAAGAATGTATTGATTTCACCAGATACTAAAGCTTTAACTGAAGCATAGTCAGAAGATGTAAGTTTTTGTTCTGCTAAGATTGATGCTAAAGAGTTAGCATGAATCACCATGTGACGATCTTGTGGAGGAACGTTACCTTTGTCTAGCAATTTCTTAGCTGAAAGAAGTTTGTCTAAGTTAAGGTTAGTGTCTGTACCACCAATGTCGTTTGACACAGTGTTTGATGTTGAAGATGCTGTTAACGCATCAATAACAAGTTGGTCTTGACGACGACCGATTGCATTAGCCACAACTTGCACTAATTCTTGTCTTTCGTCAAAGTTAACTTTTTGTTGCATGAAGATGTCAGAATATTCTGCTGCATTCCAATCTTCCATTGTTGCTGTTACTTGTGAGAAATCCACATTTAACGGTGTTACGTCTGTTTGTGGAATACGTAATGTTGCTACGCCTTTACCCACTTTAGGGAATTTTGCTGTTGAACCCTCAACGCCACGTCTTTGTCTTACTGCTGCAATAAGCTGTGCTTTAGCTTGGTAAGCCTGTTTAACTTCGGCATCAAATAGGGTAACAAAAGCATTAGATAATCCAATAGCCATTTGAGACTCCTTAGTAATTAATAAAGTAAATTAATCGCTGTGGTATGCCAGAATAATCTGGGCCTTGCTTGCTATTTACGATAGCCGGTCGACAAGATTACTTGCGTTTAAGGGTTACATGAATATGTAATAGGCCTCATGCGATAATATACCACATTAAGGCCTATTTTACAAGAGATTTAGCCGTATACTTGCTGGAATGCTCGTTCGACTTTAGCTCGGTATGATGGATCTGTTTGATACTTAGGATCCGCTACAAGTTGCTGTAGTTCTTCTTTTGATGGCACTCCATCAACTGGAGTTGTTTCTGTAGGAATACGTCCTTCGTATGACGCTCTAAGTTTTTCTAATGCAGCAATACCTTTTGCAGTACCACCCATTACTTTAAACTCTTCAAAGTCATCTGATGACCATACACCTTTTTGAACAAGATTAGCTCCCCATTTAACCATGCCTTGAATACGTGCTTCAGCATTAGGGCCTAACATCTGTTTCTCTTGCTCAACATTAATTTTATAATCTTCAGCACCATTCATCTGCATATCAACAACTTGACCTACTAAGTCGTCTAATGCAGCCTGACTAACGCCATACTCTTTTGCCCAGTTCATTACATGACCACGAATAGGATCATCCTCTGGAATGTCTTTAAATGATGATGTATCGTAATTACCATCAACCGGTGCTTTGTGTTTACCTTGAGAGATTTGCTTGCGCAGATCTTTCCAGGACTTAGCCATACCTTCTAAATCAGGTGCTGAGTCTTCGTCTTTCCAAAAGTTCTCAGGCCACCAATCAGGTCTTTCTAATGGCTCATCATCACCCGCTTCTTTAACTGCAAATTCTTCCTTTGCTTTTAATTCTTCAGGATCACGATGTTCTATTTCTGCTGCTTGTGGATTTACTTCTGTTGTTTCTGGCTCTGCTGATGCTCCATCGAGTAGGCCAGTGGATTCAGTTTCCTGAATACTAGGCTCGATTGTATCACTCATTATAATTTCCTTGCTCTAATTAACCTTGCTTCTAAATCCTTTACGATACTATTTTGTCCTTCTCTATAATATGCGTAGCTTGGATCGCTACCCGGCAAGGCAACAGGTTGCTCAACAACTGCTTCACGCAGCCATTTCATTAACTTCTCCCCGTCCTCCTTTCCAAGGACTCTCAAACAGAGACGATCTAAATCATCTCTCTTTTGACTTACATCTCTAACGTCAAGCGGTAATGCTTGTTCTAAATCTTCCCATCCAGCCATTTACTATCCTTGTTGTTGCTGCATCACCTCACCAGCCATTTGAGCAGCAGCTTCAGGATTCTGTTGTGCTGCTTGTTGTGCCATCATAGCCATTTGTTGTTCTGCAATTAAACGCTCAGTTTTAGTTGTTCTGATACGCTGTGGGATACCTAATTGTTCTGCAATGAAGTCCATCATCTCACCCACTTTTAGTGTGGCTGATGCTTCTGGTCCGGATTGCTGTGCAATCTGTGCATACTGTAATACCTTCTCAACTTCTTCCATCGCTTGTGACATTGCTAATGGAGCAACAGGTGCAACTTTAATTTCAAGACCATTGACTTTAAGAGGTAAATCAATTAATCCTCTTGTGTCCATCACGTTCAGTATCTTTGTTACTAATGGTATCATGGTTTCATTAATCAGTCTACCGAACGCAGAACCTAAGTTTTGTGATAACTCTTTCATACGCTCTGCTACTTCTGTTGCTGATCGTGCTGACATGTTATCAGGTGGTAATGATTCATCAAGCAAGATACGTTTAATGTTTTGACGTAGATCATTCATAATGATTTGTGATACGTTAAAATCACCGGCACGTGGTAATGGTCTGAGTGATTCACCTTGTGGGCCACCATTACGTGCTACTGGAATAATTGCACCAGGAACAATCTTAATTGTATTAGGATTTAATACACCGTCATCAGCAGCTGTATAAACGCCAGCAATCGCTAAAGATGCATTCTTTAATACTAACTCTAATGTTTTATTTAAAGTCTTTACATCAGGCAATGCTGTGATTAATGGACCACGACCATAGATCTCACCAGCTACTTTAGCGTAACGTGATACGATCCAAGGACTAATATCCATACGCCTGTATACAAGCTCTGTCTTAGATTCTTTG